TTTCTCCAAATTCAACACTAGGTCTTGCTATTTTTTTAATTAAATATGATGGTATTCCATCTATAAGCATTAGGAACCTATTTTTTACTTTAGGTTCAAATGCTGTGAACATCATTTCATTGGTTGCTTTAATTGCCATCTTTTATTGTTTTTTTATTATTCTATTATAAATATATTATTTTTTAACTTTTTATACAGGGAATGTTGCTCCTGTTGGTAAAATGTTAAAGTCAAGTACTATAAATTCAGCTGTTTTGGTTGGTTGTAAATAAATCGCGCCTATTAATTGGTTTCTATCAATTACATCTGGTGTGTTATTATTTGAATCCATTTGGACTCTGAAAGCAAATAATCCTTGTTGTTGTTGTACTGACTCTAAATATGGATTAACAATATTTAAGAATCTGTTTCGTGTTTGAATAGTATTTTGTTCGAATACTAAGAATCTTGAAGAACTTGCAATAAATTTCTTAAGCGTAATTAATAATCTACGAACATTGATTCTGTCTAGCGCTGTTGATCTTTCTTGTAGTGTTTTCTGACCCCAAATACAAACTCCTGTTTGTGGGAATGTAGCAATTGGGTTAATTTTTTCATCATATAAAACATCACGATCAGCTTGATTTAATCTAATTTTAGCTTCTATTACATTTCCTAATATACCTCTATTTAAACCTGCTGGTGCAAACCATTCAGCTCCAATTCTATCTGAAGCAGCTATTGCTCCTGGTACAATTACTGATGGTGGTACTAATATTGGCTTATTAATGGAAGAATCAAGTACTTTAACCCATGGATAATAAGTTGCAGCGTAGTTGGTGTCTAAACCTTGTACGTCGTTTACAGCTGTGTTTACTGAAGCATCTACTATACTTGAATCCATTACAAAAAATGCATCTCCTCTTTCTTCTACCATATCAATACCCGCGTTTGTTACTGCTGGGTGTAATGAATGGATAACACCAGGCATAGCTAACATATTAATATCATATTCATCTTGATTTGAAAGAATATCTAATGCTTTTTTATATGCTTTAAATCCAGCAGCATTTGTATTACTTAAATTAAATCCATATAAATTAGTTATTGAGATCTGATCTCCTATATTAATAATTTGGTGGTTTGCAATACCATCGTCTCCTCCTTGGAAAGGAACTGTAAATTTTAATTGTCCTGCTGTTGGACCACTTACTCCTTTTGTATCAATTGAAGCACTTAAAGCTCCCGTAAATAGACTTGAACTTGGGTGACCTGAGAAATTTTCAACATTAAACTTACCTGACACGTTTGCTTCAGCTGAATCGGGCATTGGTAATAAGAAATTCATATTATCTGATTCTTTATCAGTAAATTTAAATCCTAAATATCCTCTTGAACTGTAAGTATTGTCTGTTCCTGTTTGTTGTACTCCTTCATAAGATGCTGAAGGGAATACTAATGCTGCAGGGGCAGGCCAATAAAAAGAAGATGATAAAATTGGGTTTGTAACTGCTGAAAAGCCTTTAGGTCCTAATTTAGGATCGACTGCTCTTGCTTCTACTGTTGCATCTACTTCTACTCTAATATAGTTTGAAATATTTGAGAAGTTACCTAGTAATTCAACTTTATCTAAAGTATCATTATATTGTGGGAATCTATCTCCAATTACTCTTGAAATATATCTAGGAGAATCCGGATCTAAATTTACGTTATTATATGTTTCTAAAACAAGAGGACTTTTATCTTTATCAGCAGCTTTTCTTAAAAGTACTGAGAATGTCATATATTGTTCAACACCATCAATGGTTCCTGGATCTTTTAAGTTTGCAATTGATATTTTAAATTCTTTAGATAATGTTTTACCATGGTCTAATGTATGGAATTTAAATAAATTTTTAGTAGTTGTTTTAGGAAGAACATTATTAGCATCTAAAAATCCTGATGTAATAAATGGTGTAGAAGCATATCCATATCCTTCTGTTTGGCTACTTTCACCCCCACTGAATACCATATTAGCTGATTGGGTAGTAAAAAATATGTTAGATCCACTACCTACAGAAAATGTATCAGTTGTCATAAATAAGCCACTACCTGTCCCCGCTATAGTTGTTTGTTGGTTTTTAAAATTTATATAAGTGTAACCAGGGATACCTGCGTATGTGTTGGCTGCTGATAAACTAGTATTAGGTGAATCACCTAATTGTTTAAATAAATAATCAGAATTAGCAGGGTTAAGAGAAGCAGAAAATGGATGGTTTGAAGAACTTAATTCTAAGTTAAAACTAGCACTAAAATTAACACTAAAAACTGCAGATTCTAAAGAACCGGCACCATATGCTTTAGTATCATGTAATGTAGGATCTCCCGCAGTTTTAGATGGTAATAATACACCAATTATTACATTAGATCCTCCTGAGCCCGAAAGTGCTACAGCTACAGCTGATTTAGTAGTACCATATGTAAAACCTGCCCCACCTAATACTCTTACTACAGTAACTGATCCTGCATTTTTTAAGTATTCTCTAACTGTTTGTGGAACATATGTTTCTGGACTTAATGGTCCAAATCTTCTTTCAAATTCTGAAAAACTTCTTACTACCGTTGGTACGAAAGCTGGTCCTTTTGTTGTTGGGCCTACAATTGCAGCGCCTATTGCGCCTACTCCTTGAGGAAGGAATGAAAGGTCGTTTTCTCTTGTAAAAACACCTGGTGAAATTATTTGTTCTGCCATCTTATATTTTATTTAGTGTGTTATCCCTTTGATTGGTCTCGTATAAATATGAAAAAAAATCGTAAACCTAACCAAGAGTAGCGATTAAGTATATAAACCTAATCGCTAATAAATACAAAATAAGATTTAAAAAAATTACTCTGTTGGGGTAAAAGTTCCTGTATCTAAATTGATACTTCCTTTACCATATTTGTCTGATAGTGATTTTGCAAGAGTAATTTCTCTTTTTTCTAAATCAGCTAATTGTTTTTTAAGTAAAGTTTCATTTTCTTCTAACTTAATTTTACTAATTTGAATTTGACCAAACTGAAATGTAATTTGGTCGGTTTCTGTTCTTAATTTTGTAAGTTGAGATAATTCATCTTCAGAGAAGCGTACTGGTGTTGATTTTACTTCTTGGGGTGTTGGGATTTTTTCTTGTATTGCCATAACTTATTTTTTAATATCGGATATACATATATGTAAATTAAAAAGACCCACCATTAATTATAGATCCTGTTATACTTCCTGATAGTGTTATATTAGTAGTACCTGTTCCTATTGTAGCATAATTATTACTTCCACTTAAATTTTGGTCAAAAAATAGAGTTCCACTTACAAACTGTCCTACCCTAGCAGCTATTGTAAATTTTTGATATGTTGATTCATCAACGGGAGATATTATTGCCTGGGGTTTAGAAAATTGAGTATATGTTTCATCCTGGGATATAGATTCTGTTGTGGGAAATAATCCTTGTTTTAAGTTTTGGACATCTATTTTTCTAAAAGGAATACCACCAAATCTAATGGTGTCAGCATCTACATCAATTACAGAAGCTGTTATATATTGGAAAGAACCAGAAAATGCTGTTATATTGATTGTTGATTCAGCTGAATTATCGGTAGTGGGTGTGTTTAAATTATCTCCTTGTAATTTGAATAATCCTTTATCAGATTTATAAAATATAGTACCATCCTTAACATTAACTATAATGTCATTAGGGGAAAAATCCGTAGATTTAGGGTCTCTATTTTTTATTTTTATTGACATTATTTATTTTTAAATTGAATTATAATCCCATTCCCATAAGTGAGTTACTATAAAGGATCCATTACCTGTTCCTTCTGCTTCTAAAGTCATCCATATTCTAGAACCAACAGCAACATCCGTGGTTGATCCCGAACCTGGATCTGTAAAATCAAATGTTATAGCATCTTTATTACTACTAGCATCTGTAATTGCATAAGCTGCTGATTTTAATATAGGATTTGTAGGATCTCCTGCTGCAGCTTCCCAATAACTCATTGTATATTGGGCATTATTACCTAAAGTGTTAGATATTGCTCTTATAACAGATTTTACAGGTTTACCTGGTACTACTGCTACCCTATTTACATTTATGTTTGAAGAGTTTGCATTATCTAAATTTGATTGGTTTGAAAAGGGCATATAAACTACACCTCTTGAACCGAAATTTTCGGCAAAGTTGGTTTCTATTTGTTCAAATTGTCTACCGTAAATTCTTCCACTTGCACTTATATTACCTGAGGCTGTTATATTACCTGTTATAGTTAATCCATTAACTGCCGTACTAGCTGATATTTCTGAAGCAATAAATTTACCACTTGAACTTACATCACCAATAAATGCTGCTAAACCTGTATTATCTATTTTTAATTGTAATGTATCGGTGTTATTATTTGCTGTGTAAAATTCTAGATTTGAATCAATAGTTGATGTAGCTCCTTGATAACCGGATGCTTTTGTAGATAATATTTTACCTGCTTTTTGGTTACCTGATAAAGCCCCAACAGCACTACCATGTAAAAATTCAATACCCGCACCTTTATCTACACCACCATCTGTATTAGAATTTATAACTTGTATTATAGTATCTCCCCCGTCAGTAGCTTTAGTTGCTATAAGACCAGCTGATGTAATAGTACCTGAAGTTGTATCATCTGCATCGTTTTTAAGAAAAGCATCATCTACATTAAGTGTTATTGATCCACCTAAAGTTACTGTACCACCATTAGATAAGTTAGTACCTGCTGTTACTGTTACTGCATCTTCTGCTAATTTAGCAATTGGGATTTCATCATTATCTATTTCTGCAACAATTGCTGCTGCTAATGTGTCTGAAACTGCGGCTGCGTCTAATTTAGCAGCTAATATAGTTCCACTTGCACTTACATCCCCAAATGCACCTGAAAATGCTGTTACTGTTCCTAAAGGTGTTTCAAATCCACTTGCGCTCACTATTGCAGCTGCGTGTATTCCAGCTGATGCTGTTACAGGGAACTGAAAAAAAGTAAAAGTTGGAAACATATCTGTATTTACTGCATTACCCACGGTGAATCTTATAGCATCATTGCCAAAAATTATTCTAGTATCAGTATCTCCATCATGTGTTATACTATCACATTGGATATCATTTATGTTTGTAATGTTAGTGCTATCATCACCAACTATATTTCCATTTGCTGTTATATCACCTGATACAGTTAAGGCTCCTAATGTACCTACAGCTGTAATATTTGGTTGTGTTGCTTGAGTTGTTGCAGTGTTTGGAGCTAAACCCGCGATTGTAGCTACTGTAGCTGCTTGACCCGTTAAATTACCTACAAAAGAATTTGCTGTTATGTCACCACTTGAACTTATATTACCTGATGCTGTTACATGTGTAAAAGATTCTAATTGTTTTACATCATTTCCAGAACCCGAACCATAATATACTAATCCATTAGTAACATTAATAGCTACTTCCCCTTGTGTTAATGCACTTGGGACTGCGGAT